AAGACGCTTAAAAGGCAATACCGCTTTGTGAATCAATACAAGATAGATTCAGGCAATTTCTCTACTGATGAAATCTTGCGGTTTGATAAAAAGGTTATTTATGAAAAAAGACTCCAGTTCACGAGCAAATACAAAAGAAGCGGAAACGTTGCCGGTGCATATATCGATGATGATTTTGACAATATGTACTATGCACACAGCCAAATAGATGAAGGGACAAAAGGATATAAGGGAACCAATAAATTGGTTGAACTTAAAACAAATCGTCGCTTTGAATATATTGATGTGTTAAAGACTGACGGAACTGTACGACGAGGAACTTTTAGAGATACAGAAGCAAAGCTTTTTGAACATTTTGCAGATTTATATGAAGAAAAGCCTTTCAAAAAAATCTGTATGCTTTCTGAACGGGGAATGTGTGACAGTTGTAAGGGCGTAATGCAGCAGTTTAAAGATCTTCATCCGGATGTCGAGATAAATGTCGTTTCAAATAAGACGGTTGAAGGTGATGTCTGGAAAAGGAGGATGAAAAGCAAAAAATGAAATACGATTTTGATTATTTGGGAACCAAAGAGCTATTCGACGATTGTTTAAAGGCGTGTTGGGAGTTTAAGAGTGGCAGCTACCTCGAAGATTGTTATCTCCCGGAGTTTAAAGAAAGCTCTCTTGCTGAGGCTGAACGACTTAATGTTCTTCTTCCGCTGATAAAGTGGGAAGTGGACAACAACGATCTCAGCGAAGCTATGAGCGACGAGCTCTATCTCTACTATGAAGATTTGCTCAAAGGTCGCCTCGACGGAATACTGGACGAAGAAGAAGCCCCGATTATTATAAAAGACCTCACCGAGAGCTATATAAAAGCTTTCGGAAAAGATACTCTTGATGAAGAGGATCAATAATAAATAACAAGCCGCCAAGCGAAAGCGAGGCGGTTTTGTCATATCACAACATAATAATTACAGCGTTTTGCAGTCAAATGCAAAGCGCTGTTTTTATATCCAAATTTATCCGCCACCCGGAGCAAAATGGTGTCGCGCAATATTGGGACTGGCCAAGTAAAAAGGGAGCGCGGGAAAGGACAGACATGGACTGGCTTAAAGACATTTTAGGCGACGCACACACCGAGGACATCGACAAGAAGATAGCGAGCTATATCGGCAAGAACTTTGTTTCAAAAGCAGATTTTCGCGCCGAGTCCGACAAGGTCAAGAACCTTGAGGGTCAGATAGCAGAGCGGGACGGTCAGCTTGAAGAGCTCAAAAAGGTTGATACCGCCGGACTGCAGGCTACAATTACACAGCTGCAGAACGAGAACAAGCAGGCTAAGGCTAAGTATGACAGCGATATTGCTGCCATGAAGCTTGACTCCGCTATCGATGCCGCTATTACAGCCGCCAAAGGCAAGAACGCAAGAGCTATAAAAGCCTTGATAACGCCCGGCAGTGTGAAACTCGACAAAGACGGCAAGCTCGAGGGCTTTGACGATCAGCTCAAAGCAATCAGGGAAAGCGACGCCTATCTTTTTGACAAAGTCGAAACCAGACAGAGGGGCGGAGACCCCGACCACGGCGGCGGAGACCCCGAACCGGGCGAAGCCCCCGAGAACTATGCCGATTATGTGAATTGGCGCAAAAATCAGTAAAAACGGAGGATTTAACAAATGTCAAACAAATTCCTGACTCCTCAGATAGTCGCGAACGAGGCTCTTATGGTGCTCGAGAACAATCTCGTTGCTGCCGACCTTGTCCACAAGGACTATTCCAAGGAGTTCGCACACGTCGGTGATACTATCACCATCCGCAAGCCCGCGAAGTTTTCCGCGAAGAACTTCGTCGGCGAGACCGTAGACCAGAATGTGAACGAGGGCAGCGTCAAGGTGACCCTTGACCATTTCCGTGATGTCACCGTTCCGGTCACTTCCAAGGAAATGACCCTCGATATCAAGTCATTTTCTGAGCAGATCATCTCTCCTGCAGTGCAGGCCATATCTCAGGCTATCGACAGCGATATTATCGCCGAGGGCATCGCAAACGCCGGCAACACCGTGAGCGGCACCGCGAACGCGGCCGACCTCAAGGACATTGCCAACATTGCCAAGGCGTTTGACCTCAAGGGCGTGCCGATACAGCAGCGCAGACTGCTCGTCAACCCGACGCACAAGTATCGCTATCTTACCACGGAAAACCTCTCAAAGGTCGCATATGCGGGCAACTCCGACGCCCTGCGTTCGGCGGAGCTCGGCTCTATTTATGGTCTTGACACCTATATGTCGCAGAATGCCCCTGATACCCTCGCGGCAACTGCGGGCACTGCGACCGCCGCAAAAGTCTCCTGCACCGCAGGCGAGACCAAGGTCGCACTCTCGGATGTCACTGCGGCGACCGGCACCTTTAAAAAGGGCGACGGCTTTATACTCGATGGCTATCTTTATAGATTTGCCGCCGATGCAACTGCCGCAAGCGGCGCGGTCGCTGAGGTCGCGATAGACCAGCCTATCCATCGCACCATTGCTTCGGATGCGGCGATTAAAGTATATCTCGTCAAAACGACCCATTCCCTCGCATTCCACCGCAACGGCCTTGCACTCGTCACCCGTCAGCTTGAGCTGCCTATGGGCGCGAATAATGCGGCTATTGCGTCAAGCAGGAACGGTCTTGCTATCAGAGTCGTATATGACTACGACATCAAGCACAAGACCGACCGCGTCAGCTTTGATATCCTGTACGGTGTCAAGACCCTTGACAGCGACATGACCGCAAGGCTGGTGGGCTGATATGACGGAGCAGAACAAGGCCGACCTCATAGCCCGGATGCGCGTGATGTTGGGTAAGGAAATGTCGCTGCCGGCTGCCCGGTATCTGCTGGACAGCGTCGAGTCAAAGGTATTGCGATATACCAAGCGGCGTGAGCTTGTTCCCGGTCTTGATCTGCTTGTGGCAGAGATAGCCGCGCAGCGTTACCGCACGCAGCAGCCGGGCTCTACCGATGCGGCGCAGACCGTTACAAGCATAACGGACGGCGACCAGAGCGTGAGCTTTAAGCACAGCGACTCAGACCTCGCCACAACGGCGGAACTGAGCGACAGCGAAAAGGTGATGCTCAACGAGTGGAGGAGGCTTTTCTGGTGAAGATCCCCGACGCCTTCAAACGCGCACAGCGCGCCGTATTTCAAGACAAAGCAGTCGAGCACTATAAGGCCGTCAAACAGACGGGAACGCTCGGTAGCGAAACAGTGAAGCCCGCAGAAACGCCTGCGGGCTCTTTTACTGTCAACTTTCGACTCGTTACCGACGCCATGCGGGCGAAGGAGTGGGGGCTGCAGTGCAACAAAGACGCCACCTTTTCAACATCCGATACGCTCGCTGTCGAGAAGGGCGACTATGTGAAATACGGTGGCGCTTATTACCGAATCACCGAGATCCAGCCGCACGACAGCCACACGCTGTATCTTTGCAAGGCGGTGAGCCGATGAGCATTGAAGTTAAGGGTCTCGGCGAGCTGGCGAAAAAGCTCGCAAAGCTCGGCGGCACTGATACCGCTATTTCAAACGGCACGCGCGAGGCGGCGCGAATAGTCAACAACAGCGCAAAAGAGTTGTGTCCAGTAGATAACGGCAACTTGCGCGCGTCGCTGCATACCGACTACAAGCGCGAGGGCAGCAAGCATATCGGCAGCGTATTGACCAATGTTGAATACGCCGCCTATGTGGAATTCGGTACGGGTCCTAAAGGTAACGGCACATATACTTATGAGCTCCCGGGCGGGATCCATTACAAGGCGGACAAGTGGCGCGGCAAAATCCCTGGTGTCGGCTGGCGAATGATAAGCGGACAAAAGGCGCAGCCGTATCTCTATCCTGCGCTTATAAACAATCGCGAGGCAATACTCGAGTGCTATAAGCGCGCGATACAGCAGGAAATAAATCGTAAAGGCGGTCAGAAAAATGGTTGATATCGAACAGGTGACTTATGATGTGCTTTCACTCGCCGTACCGGGTGTGAAATGGTCTGCGGAATATCCGCAGAGTTTTGAACGGCACGGTTTGATAAAGCAGATGGATAACTCCGTTAAAATGCCATCCTCTTCGCGTCCGGATCATTTTTCCCGGATCGCCGTGCAGATCCAGGTGTGGATGGCGACGCCGGAGGGCAGAAACGAGGTCGAGAGACAAGTTGACGATGCAATGCTCTGCCTCGGTCTGCTTCGTGGCAGTCCTAACCACCTTGAGGACGAACAGGAGGACGGTACGGTGTTATACCGCACCGTCCTGCTTTATAACGGAGTCTACGACAACAACACGAAGCGGTTTTACCGCAGTTAATAAGGAGGTAAGTACAAATGGAAGATTATCAGACTTCTATAGGCGTGATTCTGAAAATGGGCGCGAGCGCAGAAGCGGCAGCTGAAGTTCCCGGTCTGCTTGATTTTCCCGATATGCTCGGCGAATCGGACAAAATCGACGTGACCACGATGAAGGACACGCAGAGAAAGTATAAGCCCGGGCTTTCCGACCCCGGGGATATGGCGTTTACTTTCGGCTATGAGGGTATGAAGACCGGCACGAACTGGGCGACCCTCAAGGGAGCTAAGGATGCAGACAAGACCTTTATTCTGCTGTTCCCGGACGGTTCCGGTTTCACATGGACCGGCAGAGTGTCACTTTCGATGCCCGGAAAGGGCGTCGCAGAGGCGCTGACCTTTACTGCAAAAATCACTCCATCGTCGGATATAGAGGAATATACCTCGTCCGGCGGCTAAAGAACACATCGGCGGGGGGAACTCCGCCGAAAATTTAAAATAAGGAGACAACAACTATGCTTACTGCGTGTAATGCACCTTTTTATAGATTGACCGCCGGCGAGAAGGAGTACAAGCTCAAGCTCACGACGGCGACAAAAATCGAAGTGGAAGACCGTATAGGCTGCAGCCTGCTTGAAGCTCTTGACAAGCTGGCATACACCAAGGTCTTTGCAGTGACCCTCTGGGGCGCGCTGCAGAAATACCAGGCGAATATGACGCTCCCCAAGACATATGAGCTCATCGATGCGCTTGAAGCCGAGGGCTTTACCCTCGAGGACAGAGTGGACACATTCCTCGGCATTATGAAGGTGTCCGGTTTTTTTACACCGGAACAGATAGCGGACATGGAGCGGGAGGAGCAGGAGATAGAGTAATCTTCTCCTCGGCGACCGAGTGGGTCGCGGATCTCAAACCTCGCGCTTTTGCGGTCGGGATAACCCCGGACGAATTCTGGAGCATGTCGGCCGGAGAGGTTGAGGACCTTATATCCACAAGGCAAAAGGCGGAAAATGAGCGGCGTAAATGGCAGTTACAGCTGATATGGAATCTCGGGTGGCTTAATTCTTTCGCGTTTAACGACCCGGAAAAATATCCTACGCTTGAAAAGGCGTTCCCGTCAGCTTTCGGCATGCAGCAAACCGGGTGGATGGTAATCAAAGCTCGGATGTCCGCTTATGCCAAATCAAAAAACGCCGCAAGGCACAGGGCAGGTGAAAAAAATGACAGTTGAAGAACTGCAAGTGCTGATTACAGCAAACACCAAGGACTTTAACGCCAAGATTGATAAGGCGAACAAGAGGCTGGGATCGCTCGAACAGCAGGCAACGCGCACGGGAGCGGGTGTCGGAAAACTTTTTACAGGCATAAAAACTACCGCTGCCGTTGCGGTCATACGGGAAGTAGTAAGCGAAGTCAAGAAGTTGACGGACGCATATGCGGAAAACGAAGCCGCGCAGATGGGCTTGTCGAGCATATTGACCGCGCAGGGAAAAGACCTGAACGCCGCGAAAGCGTGGCTTAAATCGTATACCAAAGACGGCCTTATCCCGATGATGGACGCTTACACCGCGTATAAGAGCCTCGCGGCGGCAGGGTATTCCGACGAGCAGACACAGTCCATACTGACCAACCTGAAAGACTCGGCGGCATTTAACCGTCAGGGCAGTATGACGATGGGCGAAGCTATAAAGAGCGCAGCCGAAGGTATCAAAAACGAAAACAGCATTCTTGTCGACAACGCCGGCGTTACAAAAAACCTGTCCGTTATATGGGACGAATACGCGGCATCGATAGGCAAGACTGCAGCAACGCTGACCGACGCAGAAAAGCGCATAGCCACGACACAAGGCATCATGCGGGAGACGGCATTCCAGACCGGGGATGCTGCGAAATATTCGAACACCCTCGCAGGAGCGCAGGCTGCTTTGAAAGCTCAGACAAAAATGTTGTCAAGTGCGCTCGGGTCGATGTTTGCGCCGGCTTTGCAGCAATGTATTCCGCATGTCACGGCGTTGCTTGAAAGATTGACCGCCCTCGCCGAAAAAGCCGGGCAAGTCATGGCTATATTGTTCGGCACGTCGAGTGCAACGAGCCGGACATCGTCAAACACCGCCAAGCTTGCCAACAGCACACAGCAAGTGTCCACAAACCTCGGCAGTGCGGCGAAAAAGGCGAAGGATTATAAAAATGCTTTGCTCGGCATCGATGAAATCAATCGTCTCGGAACGCCGGATACCGGATCTGATAGCGGCAGCGGCGGCGGAAGCAGCACAACGGTATCAAGCGGGGGAAACAATTTCAACAGCCCGCTGTCTAACGCCAACAGTGTTATTGACCCGAAGCTTGCAGAGCGCGCCGAAGAGCTGAAGCAGAAGCTTGAAAAAGTGAAATCCACAATCTCTGCACTTGAGCCGGTGATAAAGGGAGTTGCAGCCGGCGCGACCGCCGCTTTCGGCGTAAAGGTTCTGAGTAAGTGGTACTCCGGCGCAAAAGGCGTGTGGAATGGCTTTAAGGGGCTGAGAGTTGTCTCTACTTTTACCGAGAGTTTTTCTTGGATAAAGGAGACCGGAGGAAGCACAGCGCAGGCGTTAGGTTATGGATGGAAGAAAGCTGCGGGTGCTGCCAAAGACAGTTTGAAGCAGTTCCGAGCGGGTTTGTCGGCAACTCAAAAAGCCATGATAGGCGCGGCAGGATTCGCGGCATCGCTGGCGATGGCAAAATCTGCTTTTAAGGCATTCAGCGCGGGCGCAGAAGATGCCAAAGCCAAACTGGCGGTTATGGCAGTAGGACTTACTGCCGTTGCAGTGGCTATGTATGCGGCGTTGGGTCCGGCCGGACTGGTCGTCGCGGCAATTGGTGCAATCACGGGAGCTATCATAGGTTTTGAACAGGGCGCAGATGAGCTTGCAGAAAAGACCTACCAATCCTCCGATGCCTATAAGGTGTTGTCAGAAAACATCGCATCCTCTGAGGCAATCATCCAAAGAACAAAGGAAAATATGGATGGTCTTAATCAGAAGATAGAGGGATTGAACACCGTCAGTGCGGAGTACGGTGCAGTTAAAATGCTCACCGACGAGATATATCAGCTGAGCGAAAAGTCAAATAAGTCCGCCTATGAAATGGACTTGATGCGCGTCAAGGTCGACACTCTGAATGCTATGAATATCGACGGATTGCATTTGAGTATCGACGAGACCAAAGGCGTAGTTGTGGAGACTAAGGACTCAATTTACGGGGTCATAGAGGCTTTGAAGAAACAGGCCGAAATGGCTGCAATACAAGACATTCTGACTGAGTCATACAAAGCCTTTTATCAAGCAACAATTGACAACAAGACGGCGACTGACAATTACAAGGTTGCGTCAGATAGGCTTGCCGAGGCACAAAATAAGTTAAACGAAAAGGCGGCAGAACTTGACAAGAAAAATCAGGGCGTATCAGGTGGCTTTCGTGATGTCGCGAACTGGATATCGCAAAAGCTTAGTCCGGAATATCGAGCTCTTAAAAAAGAAGTCGAACATGCCGAAGACGCTTTGGAACAGTCACGCAAGGCTATTAAGAACACGTCTGCTGCAATGGATGACGCAAGCAAAAAGACGAAGTATTATTCGGATCAGCTCGTCAAGCTTAAAAATAACATCAACAATATAAACGGTGTAAGCTGCGATGTGACAGTAAAAACCCGATCTACCGGGGCACAGCAGTATGCATCCGGCGGATATCCTGATACCGGACAACTCTTTATTGCTCGAGAGAGCGGCCCCGAGATGGTTGGACAAATCGGAGGCAGGACGGCAGTTGCCAACAACAGCCAAATTGTGGACGGTGTTTCTTCGGGTGTTGAGCGCGGTGTTGAAAGAGCTATGGAACGAAGCAATGGCGGAACCGTAACGATTGTCGTTATGAACGAGCGCGGTGATATTGTAAACGAGCTCAGAAATGTCAACATGCGTGCCGGTAAAGTAATCATTCCGATAAACGAATAAAAGCCCTCTCAATCGAGAGGGCTTTTCCTTTGTAATATTGCGTCAGTCCACTTTTTCACCAAGTGCTCTGGAAATCTGCAAATATTGTCCGTCTTGGACAGTGATATATGCATTGTTGCTGAAGTTATCGTTAGCAACGATATTATCGCCGTAATTGTACGAACTCGACAGCACGGCGTAATAACCGTCGTTTCCCGCCTCAGTGGCAACGAGCTTGTACTCTCCGGCGGGAATATCCTTTCCAATCTTATAAACCCCTTCGAGCACGGCGGAACTGTTGAAGTGCATGTCCGGAGCTTTTTCCGAGGGACACATTTCTGCCCGTGTAATTTCTATGTATTCGCCGTCCTTGACAGTGGCATAAACCCAAGTGTCAAAGTTTTCGTTAAAAATAATCGAATCTCCGGAACTGTCGGACGACACACAGAAATATCCTGAATAATCTTTTTCTGTGGCGATTATCCAGTATTCTCCGGCGGGAATGTCTTTTCCAACCTTGTACATTCCCTCGCCGTAATGGTCATTCGGCAAATCTACTTTGCTGATATTATCTGGAGTAGTGGGGGAGTTGGTGGTTGTAGAATTGCCGCATCCACAGAGCCCAATCAGCATAATACCTGCGATAAGTAAAGCAATAAATTTTTTCATCAGAATTTCTCCTTTTTCTTTTTAATTTATCATGTTTTATTTTTTATGTCAAGAAAGAAGGTGGAACAGCAGTGGCAACCGCTTTTAATCCCGGCGACAATCCGATAGCTACCGTGGATGGCGTAACTATGCCGGTATATCCTGACTCGGAAGACGGATATAAATGGGAACTCGAGGACGCTTCGGCCAGCGACGCGGGGCGTACCGAAGATGTCGTCATGCACAAAAAGCGCATAGGACAGACCGACGCGGTAACGCTTAAATTTTCCGGGTTGTCCATAGCGAACGCGAGCAAGATTCTGAAAATGTTCAATCCGGAGTATATAACGGTCAAGTACTTAAATATGCTCGAGGGCGGATATGTAACAAAAGAGTTTTATGTCGGCAACAGAAGTGCGCCACTGTACAACAGCAGTCTGAATGTTGTTGACAATGTGACCTTTAAAATCGTGGCGCGAAAGGGGTGATGTTATGTATCCAATAACTTCTGCCGGGCTTGCGGCTCTGCGAGAGGATGTGGTGCAGTCCGTCAATATCCTCTGTACGCCTACCAAGGGCACGGCATTTAATATCACCGACAAGGACATCATCGGCGCGGTAACGGTGGACTGGTCGAGCGTCACGGGCAGTAAGCTTGATTTGGGCTCGGCGTGTATGTCAGAGCTGAGTTTTACTCTTGAGAATACCGACGGCGCGTTTGACGATAAGGTGTTCGAAGGCGCACAGCTGTATGTCACTACAAGCTTTCCGACGGGCTCGACAACGGAGACCGTGCCTATCGGCTATTACACGGTGGACAGCCCTCCGCGCAAGCTCCGGAGCATCAAAATAACGGCTTATGACCGCATGGCGAAGTTTAACCGAGCCTATGATACTGAGCTTGCCTATCCTGCAACGCTGTATCAGATAGTCGCCGATGCCTGCACCAAGTGCAGGGTGTCGCAGAAGCTCCCGACGAACACTTTGCATAGGGGTGTATCGATACCGAAACGCCCGGAGGCGGACAACCTGACCTATCGTCAGGTGCTTGTCTGGGCTGCGGAGCTTATGGGCGTGAGCTTGTATATTGACTATGACGGCAAGCTGACAGGCGGGTGGTATGCGACAAACGCCAAGCACACGGTGATAAAAGCTTCGGATCGTTTTACTTCCGGCAATACCGATTTCGCCGAAAACAGCATCGTGTTTTCCGGTGTACGCATCGTCGGAAACGACGAGAACAAGACCGAATACCTTGCGGGCACAAAGGACTATGCCTTTAACATTGAGGGCAATCTTCTTGCGCAGAGTGATATGAATCTCAGCACACTGGCAACGGAGCTTAAAACCGCACGGTGCAGTCTTACATACACTCCGATGTCCTGCACTACGCACTCGTTTCCGCACCTTAGACCGCTTGATATTATGAAGTTTGAGACGGCGCAGGGGACGAAAAAGGTCGTGCTGACAAATGTCAAGTGGCAGTCACAGAACCGCTGCACGAAGCTCGAGGGCAAGGGCGAAACGGCAACGCAGTCGGGATATGCCACAATGGGCGCGTTTACACCGAAGCAGCAGGCGGTACTCGAGCAGACCCGCGCTCAACAGGCGGCGCAAATCAACGACTACGAACAGGCGACACTCGCGCTGAACGAGACCATCGCAAACAGCATGGGCCTATATGTCACGCGTAAAGCGGACAGCAACGGCGCGGTTATAACCTATTACCATGACAAGCCTACGCTCGAGGGGAGCAACACTATCTATTGCCGCAACGCCGGCGGTTATGCCTGGACTAATAACGGCTGGAACAACGGCTCGCCGAACTGGGAGTACGGTGTATCAAAAGACGGTGACGCGGTTATCCGAAGCATTGCCGCAAACAAGATTTCCGCGAGTTATATCACAACGGACATCCTCTCGTCGCCGACCGGGAAGTTTTCTTTTAATCTCGACACCGGTCACATCGAAGCTTCCGACGTCAACATCACCGGCGGCGATATAAACCTCGATGGCGGTCAGTTGTCAATAAAAAACAGCGGATTTAAGACCGACCTGTCAAGCGGATATTTGCAGATGTATTACACCACAAATATGCAAACCGGCGCAAATTATGAGTACTTTGACATTAACAATACGCTGATTGGCACGAAGTTTTATGCGACGCTCGCCGCGCCGAAGCCTGCCGCCGCGCTTGGCGTTACATCAAACGGTTTTCGATTTGGCGAGAAAGCAGAAAACGCCACGCTTGTAAACCATTGGAACACCGATTATGCCGTGATAGAAAAAGATAACGCAAGATTTCGCAAAAAAGTCGAGGTAAACGAGTCTTTAAGCGTTGCGGCAGGCGGCGACGCCATCGGGTTCATCGCGCATGCGCCAAACGGCGCGAACGATGTAAGCGCGGAGCTTGGTGCTACGAGTGACGCGAGCGCACTGCTGCAAATCGTCAACAACACCAAAGGCACGGTTCCGGCGCGAATTGAAATCTACTCGAGCGGAACAAACGGAAAGGGCATGACTTTAAAGCTTACTTCCGGCGGCGGTTACACCGGACGGCTATTTTTAGACACCACCGGACTGTATGCCGAATTTAACGACAACGGCGACTACAAAAAACTCGCTTAGGGGGCTATTATGACAAAAACCGAAATCGAAAAGAAAATCGCAGAGGTCAAAGCGCAGGGCGACGCCTTGCAAAAACATAACGCGCAACTGATGCAGCAAATGGAGGTCAATAAAGTCGAGCTTGCCAAGGTTTGCGGCAAAATCGAACTGTTGTCCGAAATGCTCTCAGAGCTCGAAAAAACGCCCACAGCGGGCGAGAACGGGGAGGCGGAAAAAGATGCAGACAAGAACGATAACGGTTGACTATGCACGCCCTCGCGGGTATGACGTTGGATATCGAGCGGAGAACAACTTCACGGAGTTGTTGCTGCCCGTTCCCGCCGAGCTCGAAAATGCCGACAGCTATCGCGTATATTTTGAGTCGACGGTCGGCGAGTATCTGCAAACCGGGCTGTTGACTCCTGTGGACGGCTATGTGGCGGTTAAAATTACAAGCGATGTTGTGCCCGAACCGGGCAACATGGCAGCGCAGCTGGTCGCTTTTGCGGACGGCGAGAAAGTCGGCTATGCGCCTGTGATAACGGGCACTGCAAAGGTGTCAATCCCGGACGGCACGGAGCGATTGAGTCACAGTATCGCCGCCGAAATAGCTCTTAACACTGCCGCACGGCACGACCATGATAACAAGGCGGTGCTTGATAAATTTGCGGAGTCAGACGGCGAGCCGACCTATGATGGTCAGGTTATAGGTGGCGGAGGTTCAACAGAGTCGGAACTTTTTATTGTTAATGTGCAGGCGCAAAGCGGGGCAGATGGATATACAATTACTTCCCACAATAAGACCTACGAGCAAATAGATGCAGCTTATAAGGCGGGCAAGCAAGTTTTGATTGCTTTCACGGTTACGAATGAGAATAACACATTTTTAATTCCTCTCGGGATTGCCACAGAAACCGATTATGAGTTCTTAGTTTTTGCCAATGCGGTCTTTTATGTATATGTCGATAACACAGATACGTGGGATTGCTATGTGGAACCACTTGAAGCAGACAGTATTAAAGCCAAGATATCTGCCGACAGCTCTGCACAATCATCAAGTTTACAGACAATTCTTAACAGTTTGGTTTATCCTGCGGTTGAGAAAGCCCACGAGCATAGTAATAAGTCCGTACTTGATGGTCTTTCCGACTCTAATGGAGTTCTTTATTATAATAACAAACCCATAATCGCTCAAAAAATCTCTGAGGGTCCATATATAACCCTTGCTGACAATACCGAGTACCGTCTTACAGATGTCACGACCTTAAAGCTAAGCTATCCGGTAGGTGATTTCGAATCTTGGATGCGCCTGAGCTTCGCGGCAAGCGGCGATATAACGGTCACTCTGCCCGCGGGCACCGGATATATCGGTACTGCGCCGGATTTTAAAAACGGCGAAACATGGGAACTCAGCTTCAAGGACAAAGTTCTGGCAGCTCAGAAGGTCGGTGAGGGCACTTGAACAGGCGCAGATTTATATGGCAAAAGGCGCAAGCGCAGAGCGGACTACCGGAGGGCTATACGGCAGTCGAATATATCCAGTCGTCGGGCACTCAGTACATCGACACCGGACGCAAGCTGACGCAGGATTCTGATATCACCATAGATTTCAGCATAGTCGGTGAAATAAACAGGAGCGCAGGCATATTCGGGTCGCGCCAGAGCGCGTCGAAAAATAATCTTACGCTGTTTCAAAATGCAGATGTGAAAGTTTTGTCCGGCGACTTTTCCGAATATCAAAAGCACCGTTTTACGGCGGCTTCATCATTGGAACGAACAAAAATCCGAATGAACAAGTCCGGCGTGTGGATTAATGATATTTTAAAAAAATCTTGGAGCGATGTCGCCGACTTCGAGACGCCGACAAACGGACTGATATTTGACGTCGGCAACAACAACTGGACGAACA